CTTTATTTCTGCTCGGTTGTGGGAGCATAGCGCCTCCCACAAAGAGCGACAAGATGTCGCCCCCCGGCCAAAGCGGCCGGGGGTTTCGCCTAGATCGTACTCGCAAAGCTAAACTGAGTACGATCGTCGGCAATAAAGATCCAAGGATCTGGATCAGTCCAGTCGGCGAAAGTAAGCTCTTTTAGAGCCTCCTTTCCAGACTCAATCTCAATGACGCCAACGGCAACTTGAGATCGTACACCTTTATTTCTGCCAGTAACATAGGCAGGCCGAGTAGAAAACCTTAGGTTTTTCATTTCTAAGGTTTCTTCCTGTCGGTGGTGATTAAACCACGACATTATCGGCACAACACTGGTTGCTTTCGTCATAAGGTTACGCAGTAAAGGAAGATCTTTGTCCTCCAATGCAGTAGTATCCTTCAGAACAGGCATTCTTGACAAAGTGTCAAGGTAAGCCAAGTAACCAGGTATCTCTCGAACGCGTGCGGAAGGCAACAGAGCAGGTATTTTGTACCCACCTGTTATGCGCCTCTTTGCATTAGAGTCAGAGAGACTTCGTAATATTCCGTAATCACCCATACCGTCAGGGACCGATATTGATCGGTGTTCCTTTGGTATTAAAGTGATAAGTTTAGTCCAGGTTTTGAAATAATATTCTGGACTAAAGCCCAAGGACGAAGATGTCCAACGGCGGAAACTATTAACCAGCCAGAATAACCGACTGATGGTGTTAATAGGCTTACGAATGTAAAAGGGTGTGACATCGACTCCATGAAAGTAGTGTTTACCACAACTCTCACGGAAGTTTCCACTTACAAAACTCTTCTCAGAGTTAAAGGAGAAACCGCAATACGAGAAAACTCGCGTCAGTAGATTTACTACTGACCCATGAACGACGATATCGTCTCCATAGATTGCTATACGACGGTCCGCAATGTTGAGATAGTCTACACACGAAGAAGTCAAAGCCCAGAAAATCAGGCTTTCTAATTCGAATGTATAACCATTTCCCATTGTACTAATCTTCTTATAGCAAGTTCTGCTATCGTCAGAGAACTTAGCCCATGGTGAACGCGTTAAATGTAACGCATCAACCCATGAAGGGCTTAGTAAAAGTTCAACCACTCCGCAAGATATAGTGTCACTAGCAGCTGATAAATCAACTGTAGCGAGACTACCATCTTTTGAACCCTCGAGAGCAAGCTGTTGATTCTTGACTTGTGAGTCAAGATTCACGCCCACTTTCTTGAGCCGACGGCGCATTACTGCGCCTATACCGCGTTGGAGATACATGTTCATACATGGCTCTTTCGCGATAGTTCGGTTAGTTTTAGCATTTTTCTCGACTGTTAGGATTTCATTACCAAGCACTACTTCAAACCAATTGGTTGGATCAGTGCCTCGATGCTTCGTGCAAACCTCTTCCCAGAAGGGACTAGATTTGACCGCCGCTATCGCTAAGGGTAATGCTTTCCTTGTGACATGTATTCTCTCACCATTAGATGAGAATTTTAGGGGCGACAATGCATCACGTCGTTTAAGACGTGTGGAGGCACCGCTACTGAATCCAAAAGATTCAGCGGCGACATTCCAACTAAACTCACCTAGAAGACGATCGATTTTTCGTCTTGCCGTAGAAATTACGGCATTGACGTCCATATCGGACGAACTCTTCATAAGGCGAAGGTTGGTATCTCCGCATATCTGCTCCGATTCCCAGAACTTCTCCATAGCGGCGGCATCCCTATCTATAGAAACATCCAATTCAGGATATTTCTTAAGTAGGTTATTGGCAAGCCAATCTTCCTTAAATTGCAGCACTTTATCGCTGTAAATTCTTGGATTAATGTCTTCGTCGTGGAGTATAGAAATATCAGGTCTGCTTAGTAATTCCTTACTTCGCGGTCCCGATAAAGCGGTCCGCAAAATGCGGACCGCTGTTCTGGTACAGTCACTTGTGTCATAAGATACACTTATTTTTGACATAGCAGGTTACACCTATTGTTAAAAGCCGACCAGGGAATCCATAAGATGAATCAACATCTCTTTGAGTATAGAAACATAATCAATGAGAGGTTGGAGCCATAATGGCACGTTAAACATCATATGGAGGAATCAAGTTTTCGATTAGATCTACAACCTGAGCATTTGCCAATAAATTGGCTGCTAAGGCTAGAATATCTTCTCGATGACTTGTCTCACTGTTCGGTGCAAGAGTGAACGTATGTTCGCTCATGCACGATAGCTTTTTAACAGTATTGCCGTCCACATCCACCATGGTGGTGAGGTACTTGATTTTCGCGTCAATTCGTGCGGGTTGCCCTGCACTTCCTGATTCGCGAAAACGAAGCATGACAAAAGAGGCCAGGTCATTACGACCAGAAGGTCTCAGTGCGTAAGCCTGCCAGCCATTCATTACACCTACTGGTGTAAAAGTTTGACTGACGGGAGTTGCCTTGCCATCTAAGATGGCTATGGGAGCTAAAGCGCTCATGATATTATCCTTTTATAAAGGGTTATATTAAGGGTGCATAATGCACGTTAAGGGCTAGCGCCGCATTTGCGGTTTAGCACCGGTGAAAGCAACTACGAAAAGTGCCAGGGCGTTCGCTGCATGCAGCGTAGACCAAGGGTTCTTAGCGTAGAGGACGGGACGTGGAAAATCAGAATAAATCTGACGATCCATACTACCTTGTCTGCCAGTTAGGTACCAAGTACCTCCTGCAGACTTGAATAGTTTCGACCCAGTTCCTACATTGCTTCCGTCGTAAAAATATGCATTTTCATGTGACACCTCTGAAAACTTCGTGATGGATCCGCCTCGAAAGGTGAGTCCAACTGTTGAATCCAGAGCATCTAGAAAACCGCCAATGGGTACTACCCAATCGAGCATAAAGGAATAAGGGATTAACTCCCATGCTACGACTGCGACATCGGCAAAGCCGAGTCCAACCATAGCATTCATTCTCAATTTGTCGATTGATAGTTGCCCATCGAGACGTACTTTACAAACGTGCTTGTATGAGGCTTTGGCAATAGAACTATTGAAAGTTTTATTGCTATAAGCCCCTCCACCTGCACGATATTGTTCGGTGCGTCTTACTGATTGCGGTGCATAACGTACTGATACTGGAAGCTTCCGTGACAACTTCTCGGTGTAGTCCTTACGGACACCCTCGATGTCGTTTATGAGAGGTTTCCAGCCATACTGAAGTTCAAGCCAACGTGATGCAATAACCGAGATTATCTTGGTTGCATCACGAACATCCCCTGCCTTAATTTGACGAATATCATTACTAAATGTTCGTCCGGGCATGTGGAAGAGCTTTGCGGCCTTATGCATTTGACCCGATTTTACATATCGGATCGCTTTAAGCATAATTTTCGCGTAGGATGAGATCATGCTAATTGACTTACTGGCCTCAGCGGCCATAAGCAAGTAGTTAACGTTCTGATCCTCGAACTTCTTTAGAGCCCCGTTTACTGCCTTACCAACTAGGTAACTTGGGAACGGTTCTGGTGTCGGAAGATACCAGACTGTCTCAAATTTCCAGTTAAAGCTGCGAACGCAATGCGTATCAAAACGCGTAATTACGTTCCCAGCCCAAGCGTTGGTATGCACAAACCAGGGCCCTTTTCCAGCAGGAGTATCTTTCACCAACCATGACGCCTGGTAAGGCGTTGGTGGACGAAAGCCATCACTATCCATAACGGTTTTAGTGATGGGACCACGAGTCACTTGTTTATAACAGTCTTGCGGCGTTGTGTCCTGGTAAAAAGTGCTACTAAGCGTCTCTTTACCGGTTGCATCAACGTTAAAAGTCTGTTGTTTGGAAGTGAATATATCGTATGTATTATCAGTACGATTTTGTGTGGTCATAGTAGTTTCTCCTGTTGATGGCACCAAAGTACTTATGCGAAATGCACAAGACCTTGTAGATCCCCTTGTTGAAGCGAAAGAACCTGTATGTGCTCTAACTAAGTTAGAGTTTCACATCAGTGTTCTGGCTTTAAGACTCGG